CACACAACCTCCAAAGCGTTCCCGGTTGCGTAATTGTTAAACGGACCAACAGCACAGGCAATTGGACTGTTTTAGCAAGACAGAGCAACGGCGATTATTCTTTGTGGACCAATTCAGACGGATTGAACACAACTGCTGCCGCAACTTTTACGGATTTATTTGATGTTGGTTTAACAGACACAACCTTCAACCCTCAAAAGTTTACTGGCTCTGGCCAAAACATCAACGCATCTGGCGGCACATATGTAGCCTACCTATTCGCCCACAACGCAGGAGGCTTTGGCCTGACGGGTACGGATAATGTGATTTCGTGTGGGAGTTATACCGGAGCAGGTACGGTTGACCTTGGCTATGAGCCTCAATGGGTTATGTACAAGCGCACAGAAAGCACTGGCCCTTGGTACATGAACGATACGATGCGCGGATTCCCTGTCAGCGGCAACCAAGCATTTTTATACGCCAACTCTTCAGATGCTGAAAGTTCTGGCGGGGGCTTGATAAACCTTACCGCCACTGGATTCACGCACATCAACGCTGGTTCTTACATCTACATCGCCATACGCCGTGGCCCGATGAAAGTGCCTACTGATGGGACGAGTGTTTTTAGCCCTAATGCTTCAAGTTCAAATACAGGCACAGCGCAAACGACCAATTTCCCTGTTGATCTGCAAATAATGAGTTTGACCAATGCGGTCGAAAACAAATATGTTGCTGACAGGTTGCGTGGAGTTATCACTACCCCAACAAATGCGACAAGCTTGCAGTTAAGAACAAACAGCACCGCCAATGAACTTACTGGCGGCTCTGACTTTACGAGGTACTGGAATAATAATGGCTTTGAAACGCCAAGCTGGTTTGGCGACAACTACGCCATAAACGGATATTCAGGAGTTTTTTGGAACTTCAGACGCGCCCCCGGCTTCTTTGATGAGGTTTGCTATACGGGGACGGGGGTTGCTGGACGTACAGTAACCCATAATTTAGGTGTCGCGCCCCAACTTGTAATCACAAAAGGTCGGGATACAACTACAACGTTTGGAGATTGGATGGTATTGCCGCCAACTCTACAAAATGTCAAGTTAAACGAAGATACAGCTCAAGATGCCTCAAGCACTACGGCTTATTATTTTGGTAATAACACAAGTGTGATAGCTCCTACAAATACTGTTTTTACTTTAGGTAGCGAAAATACAGTTAATCAAAGTGGAAAAAACTTTGTTGCCTACCTCTTTGCCTCCTGCCCCGGCGTGAGCAAGGTCGGGAGCTACACAGGTACAGGCACAACTCAGCAGATCAACTGTGGCTTCACCGCAGGGGCGAGGTTTGTGCTTATCAAGCGCGTTGACTCCACTGGAGCTTGGTACGTCTGGGACTCTGCACGTGGCATCGTATCTGGCAATGACCCGTACCTGCTGCTCAACTCGACCGCTGCTGAAGTGACGAACACTGACTTTATTGACACTGCGTCAACAGGCTTTGAGATCAGCAGCACAGCGCCAGCGGCTATCAATGCCAGTGGTGGAACATTTATCTTTTTGGCAATAGCCTGATAGGAGTAATCAATGCAAATCAGAATCAGACAAACAGGCGCAGTGATGTACGAGGCAGAGTTTCGTGCATACCAGCAAGCCAACGGTGGCCCTACATGGGGTCAGACAACAGAGGAAATCTTGAACAGCTTGGGTGCTGATGTGGTCTTTGAAGGCCCACAGGCCACAGGCGGTACGGTCTACCAATACAGCCAACGCGCTGGTGTTGAGCAGATCGAAGGCAAGTGGTACACCAAGTACATCCTCGGCCCTGTCTTCACCGACCGCGCAGCCACAGAAGACGAGCCAGCCAAAACTGCTGCCGAGCAGGAAGCTGAGTACAAGGCCATGAAGGATGCCGAACAAGCAACCAACGTGCGCCGCACCCGCACCGAAAAGCTCAAGGACAGCGACTGGACCCAGATTGCCGACAGCACTGCCGACAAGGCTGCATGGGCCGCTCACCGCCAAGCCCTGCGCGACATCACCTCGCAAGCCGGGTTCCCTTGGACTATCGACTGGCCTGAGCAGCCATGAAAGACTGGGCCGTTAGCTTCATCGCTGCGGTCCTTTTAATCGGGCTCATCATCTGGTGCGCCCGTGTTTTTATTCAGGTGATGTCATGAGGGTGAAAATTGCCGTCGGCATCATCGTGCTGTGGTGGCTGCTTCAGGTCGCCCTTGTTGTAGTAAAGGGTTGATATGTTGGTGGAACTTGCAGCAGCGAACGCAGCCTTCGCTGTGATCAAAGAGGCGGTGCAGAACTCTGGTGACCTGATGAACGCAGGCCAAGCCCTGTTCAGTTACTTCGACCAGAAGTCCGCGATTCAGAAGAAGTACGAACAGAAGGCCAAGAACTCAAAGTCCAACGACATGGAAGAGTTCTTTGCGCTGGAGCAACTCAAGAAGCAAGAGACCGAGCTGCGCGAGACCATGCAGTATCTGGGCCGTGCGGGGCTGTGGGAGGACTGGCTCAAGTTCCAGAAGGAAGCCAAGCACAAGCGCATCGCAGCAGAGAAGGCAGAACTTCGCGCAGCCGCTGCACGTAAAGCCAAGATGATTGCCGTGGCTGGCTGGAGTTTTGTCGCCATGCTGTTCACCACCCTGATGGTGCTGGGCGTGTGGGTCGTGGATCAAATTAAACACAAGGGGTAAACATGCTGTCACTGTTCTCAACCCTCGGAGGTCTGCTGATCTCCGGCTTGCCCAAGCTGTTGGAGTTCTTCCAGAACAAGGCCGACCAGAAGCACGAGCTGGCGCTGGCCCGAGTCCAGACTGAGCGCGAGTTGCAACTGGCCGCTGCTGGCTTCGCTGCACAACTCAAGATTGAAGAAGTCCGCACCGAGCAGGTGGCGATGGAGACCGATGCCCGGATGACTGAGGCGGCTTTGGCCCACGACGCCAAGGTGCTTGAGAAGGCAGCTACATGGGTGTCCAGCTACGTGGGCACTGTGCGCCCCACCGTGACGTACATCTTCGTGATTGAGCTGGTGGCGATCAACGCTTTCATGGCTTGGTATCTGTACCAGACCCCCGGCCTGATTACCAACATGGATGACGTGGTGCGCTACGCCGACCTGATCTTCTCCAGCGACGAGATGGCAATGCTCGGGGGAATTATCGGTTTTTGGTTCGGGTCACGCAACTGGGACAAGAAAGCAAAATGAAGCTGTCCAAAGCCGGGGAAGACTTGATGCACAAGTACGAGGGCTTTCGCTCTCGGCCCTACCTTTGCCCAGCGCACATCTGGACGATTGGCTACGGCCACGTCCTGTACCAAGAACAGATCAGGCTTCCTGTGGTACGTGTCGAGGGGAAGAACATCCCCGTGATCCGCAGAGAAATGCCACTGAACCCGGAGGACAACCGTGTCTGGACGAAAACGGAAATCAACGAACTATTCCATGCTGATGTCAGAACTTTTGAACGGGGTGTTCTTCGTCTTGTTCCCGGTGTGGTTGGGCGTCAAGGCGCTTTCGACGCTCTGGTCTCTATAAGTTTTAACTTTGGTCTGGGCAACCTCCAGCGCAGCACCATCCGTATGCGGGCCAACCGTGGGGATTGGGAAGGCGCAGCCGAAGCGTTTCGTGCTTGGACCAAGGGCGGGGGCAAAGTCCTGCCGGGCCTCGTCAAGCGCCGTGAAGCCGAGATTGCGCTGTTCCTGAGTTAAGTGCGAAAATGTCGCAAAACTGAGGTAAATCATGCCCCTGAAGTCCATACTGTTCCGACCCGGCGTAAATCGGGAAAACACCCGCTACGCCTCTGAGGCAATCGGTGCGGTGACTGCGTCTACGCAAGTTGCGGGGGGTTGGTACGAATCCGAGAAGGTGCGCTTCCGTGCGGGTACGCCTGAGAAGATTGGTGGATGGCAGCGTATTTCTGCCAGTACGTTCCTTGGCGTGTGCCGCTCTCTGTGGAATTGGGTGACGCTTGGCGTGCTGAACCTTGTGGGCGTGGGCACAAACCTGAAGTTCTACATCGAGCGTGGCGGCGCGTACTACGACATCACCCCCATCCGGGACACCGAAGCCCTGACGGACCCCTTCATTGCGACCAACGGCTCACCCCTCATCTCTGTGACGGACGTGGCGCATGGTTGCGTGACTGGGGACTTCGTGACGTTCAGTGGGGCAACAGGTCTGGGCGGCAACATCACGGCGGGTGTACTCAACAAGGAGCACCAAGTCACGGTAGTCAGTGCCAACGTATACACGATCAATGCTGGCGTAAATGCCAACGCTACCGACGCAGCAGGCTCTCCCGGCGGAGGCTCAGTGTCTGCGGCCTACCAGATCAACGTCGGCCCTGAGTTTCAGATTCCAACCACTGGCTGGGGTTCGGGCACTTGGGGCTCTGGTCCTTGGGGCACAGGTGGAACGTCACTTGCCCCTCTGCGCCTGTGGAGCCAGATCAACTTCGGTGAGGACTTGGTATTTGCTCCGCGTGACGGGCAGATTTACTACTGGGATGCCACCAACGGAGTTGATACTCGCGGGGTTCTGCTGTC